GTATGTGGCTACCGCGATCCCGTTCTGTTCAGGGATAGTCAATCGGCTACCCGGAGATTGAATGGTTTGGGCTCCACCAGCAGCAAAGGTAACTGCCCCAGAGGTTTGTCTCATCAGGGCTACCGAATCACCAGCGGTGAAGCCGGATGCTGATGTGTTGTCAATCGTGACGGTTGCAGCACCGGTTACCGTGATAACCTGCTCCACGTTACCACTGGTAAGGGCAAAACTACCTGCCGTAGTACCGATTGAAGTAGTGATCTGAGGGGCTAAGATTGTGAGAGATGCTTGATGTTGAGTGACGTTACTAGCAACGACTCGTGCATCAGCTAATGTGCCAGATGTAAGATCTGCTGCCGAATGGTTGTGGGAGGTTGCAGCAAAAGCGGTAGAATTAAAACCATCTAATAGATCAGCATCCAGACCGCTACCAGCTCCGTCATTACCGGCATGCCAAGCAGTGTTGCTATTGATCTGGACAGTGGTTGCAAGCAGGTTGATGTTATCGATAGTGTTCGATGTACGGTCTACTCTAAGCCAATTAGTAGCTACACCAGCATCCGTCAAAGCCCGCATGATAAAGGCTTCACCGCCACTACCCATGTCCCATAACTTGTTGTTAGCAGATCCATCCGTCTCATTAAATGCTAAGAATGGGTCCGCACCAGACAGCCGTATAGGATAGCTAGAGGGTACAACGGTAGTACCAGTATAGGTGTTAGCTTGATCTAATCTCGGGAAGTTTGAACTGATCTGAGCGTCTGGAACATCTCCATTAGAATCTAGACCAGCATATCCGCTGACACTGCCTTTATTGGCTGTATCTTCTTTCGTAGCGATGGCGGAGGCAATGTTGTTCAGTTCAACGGATACTTGGGTACCTTGAGCTTTCTTATTAGGATCACCCGTGATAAGGGCATCCTTGGCTGCAAAGTCCGTAGTTACAATATAGTTACTCAATTTGCCAACCTTCCAATCTTAGCGTATAGGTTCATCTGTTGTAGTACAAAGGTGTTCTGGTCAATGGGTACGTTGACACCGATCTTAAGGAATTGGCCACTACCAGTACCGGGCACATTGAATCTTTGCAGACTAGTACCACCACCCCACTCCATAAGACCCCACTCCCCTATACCCCATTCACCCGCAGTACCTACTGAATTAAAGGTAACCGTGGCCGAGTCAAAGGCATTCTGGAAGTCAAAGTCCCATAAGATACTGATAGTATTACCAGCCACACCAGACAATACGGTACCGTTAATAGTCTTTAGAATCTTGATATATGAGGCAGCTTCTTCGCCTAGATCTAGCCATCCGGAGTTGTATTTGAAATCGTATGAAGTTGCAGTATTGAGGGAAGTTCGGTCGTTGTAACCACCATACGTTCCAATCCGGCCACCCAAGTGAGCCAGCGATAAGTAGATGGTATTGTCGTTAGACCGGGCTCCTGCTTTAATTCGACTGGCCCATTCAGTAACTCGGTAAGTACCGTCATCGAGTCTGTATCGTGTGTCAAAGCAAAATACCTTTTGGGCTGTCGGCATGATAAGGAGATAGAAGCCCTCTTTAGGGGCGTAGACTGATCTAATCTCAGCCATACTCTCATTAGCCAAGAACCCCAAGAAATAGTCTCGGATGTTCATGGAGACATTCAGAATAGGGTTACTACGCTCTTGAATTAAGCGCTGTAAGCTTTGGATACCATTAGCTGACAAGAACAAGATATCGCCATTATCGATCTGTTGGACCGTATCTCTAGCGATACACCCCGTACCTACAATGGTATCGGAGACGAACATAGTATCCGGATCTAAGCCTAAAGCTGAGCCGAATTCATCTCTCCAGAATATAACACAATTCTTACCAAATACGACGAGAGAGCCATTATAGGCTGCTAAAGCCATGATCTCGTCAATACCATTAGGCCACACGCTGGTCATATCAATAGATCCAGCACTACCTCCAGACCAAGCTAATTCAGCTAACAGGTCTGAGTATTTGATAGTTTGTTTATCACTATCTGATGCCCATACACGACCAAAGGCACCTAACCCACAATTGCCTTGTGGTGCCGTTCCAGCGGAAGGTACAATATCGGAGAAGTTACCACTGGTTGACCGTATAGGTTGTTCGCCTTGCTGGAATCCAATACACACATCACTGAAATTGATGAACTGCCAATTGTCCCCCACGGTAATAGTGGCTGTACTTGTAACGTCAGTAGGAGCCGTGACTCCTTGCCATACCTTATTTCCACCGGCAGAAATGATACTTCTACTTCCATCTTGTCTGATATACTCGTGAATAACATCTACGACTGGCGTACCAGACATAGGAGAGGTTGTATTCGGTAACCAACCCTTACGAGAGCTAAGTCTGCCGGAGGCGTCGAATACTGCATTATAAGCTTCCGTAGCCCACTCTGGCCCAAGTAGGGCTGCATCGTTCTGTTTGTTCAGTCCGAATCTACCGGGAGATACGATACTGATTGGGGCTAGTGGTGCGCCTGTACCTTTAGGAGTCGGCACTATACTACTCGGAACATAAGCTTATGAGGATCTTTCTTAGAGTCAAAGGCGATAGCATCAGCTAACGAACTTAAGTAGCGTCGCTCTGCTCTGCCGCCCGGCTCACCAATCTCTTCGCCACGTTCATCCAGTGCATACATTACAGCTGCATCTCGGACCGGTCGCCAAGGGATTGATAAGATATCTGTATCATTGACTAACTCTTCCTGAGGACCGATGAAGTAGAACTTGTAGTTCCTGACCTGAGTCGGAGTCTCTAGGAAGTTAATCTGGAATCCTTCCCCTAAATTTGTAAGACTGAAGTATGTCGGCTGATCGATAGTCTGAGCGGGGTACTGTAAAAGAAACTCCCTCTCTAGCCGATCTTCCTCATATTCATATAGCTGGATCTGTGTACCAGCCGTTATATCAAAGGCCATTGGCCTGTCATTTTCGTCGTAGATGAGTCTAGAATCAATATTGGTGACTGAAGTAAGGGAATAAGTACGTACACCAATTGAGGAAGAAAAAGTAACACCACTACGGAGAACAGACCAATCCCAAGCGTTCTCAACTTCTTTCTTCGCATCATTAACAAACTCTCCGATTAAGGAGCTATAATTGCTAGCCGCAACAGAGCCTACAGTGTCCTCCCGGAGCTTAGTTAATACTTTGTTAACGATCTGAAGATAAGTCAGTTGTGCCATATACTACTCAAAAGAGAAAGGGGGGATTGCTCCCCCCGATCCATTAGGCCGGGACGACGAGGGCCTGACCGCACTCCGGACGCACAACTGCGCCACCGAAGATCATGTCAGCAACCATCAGATCGCCTAACCACTCCAGCTTGTACTGGCTCTGCATACGCGGGCTCATCTGTTCGACGAACACCACGACATCCTTATGGAAGTACAGAACCGCATACTGGTCCGTCGCTGCACCAGTATCCGCGACCGTAGCCACGTTGCTGGACACATACACCGGGGTACCATACAGGTTACCCACCAGACCATTGCGGATGCTGTTACCATCACCAGACTCACCCGTGAACGCCTGCTCCGTGAACCGGCTGATACCGAGCAGCTTGCGCTTCTCGACAGGCGGAATCACCCACGCACGGTTGCTGTTCGGCACGTCAGCATCGTCAAGACGTTGGATCGTCCGACGGATACCTTCGTCCGTAAGCGCCGCAGCGTTACCGGCGTTCGCGTTTGCAGACGGGTTCCACGCCGTAGTACCGTCGCTACCGATAAAGGCACCAGTATAGGTGGAGCCAGTGCGGAACGAAGCACCAAACGCATGGATAAAGCTATCCACTTTCTTGGCCAACGCATAACCAGCGTCGTCGGTGTAGAACCGGCGCAGCGAGTCAAGGGCCTGCTTAGCGACGATATCTTCAATCAGTCGGGCATAGTGCCAGTGCTGGTTGATAGAGATGGTCGTCTCAGTCTCCGTCGCTGCGATCAGGGTGACCTGAGTCTCAGCAGCCTTCGAGCTGGCAGCACCACGAGTCGGCTTCGGGATGTGGATTACATCGCCTTTCTTGCCTTCAAAACCCAGCACGTTGACAAGCGGCCGGATTACCAGATTTGCCTTATACGCGGCAATAACGTCGTCACTCCAGACCTCGGGGATAAACTTATCCGCCGTAGTAAGGGTGACATGACTAGTACCAAGAGCCATTTTTTATTCTCCTATGGATTATATGGCATCACTTAGCTCGACCCTCCCTGTAAGCATTCATTACCTCAGACTGCCACTTCGGGTCGCTGACAATGGCCTGAGCCTTACGATCACCTAAGAGAGCCTTCTCCTTGAGAGAGCGGATCTCTTGACGACTGTAGATCTTGGTAGATTCAGTCGGTGTACCGTTACCAGATTCGAGAGTACCGGCCTTAAGATCGGCCTTCTTCTTGTCAGCTTTAGCCTTAGCCTTAGTGGCTTCAGCTTCGCTTAGAATCTGCTTACGCTCATTCCACATGTCCCACAGAGCGGTAGCAGCCTGATAATCATACTTATCTGCTGCTTCAGCAAGAGCCCTACGGAGAGGGTTAGTGCCGATCCACTCAATGAATTTCTCATCCTGAAGATCTTTCTGATACTCAGGATTGGTAGTCTCAAATGCTCGGCGCTTGATATCTCTTTCGAGTTCATCTACCGTGCTATTGATCCTACTAACGACCGGATTCTGGTTGACTAAAGTGTTGACGGCTTCCTCGGGATTTTCGAGCAAATCATCTACTTTAACTTCCTTCTTCTCGGGTTCCTTCTTTTCTTGACGCGGTTGTAGAGCGGTCTGGCGAAGCTGTCCAAGTTCGTTCGCGATGCGAGAAGCTTTGCGCTCAGCCTCTTCGTGCATCTTGATTACGTCCTCAACGGACTTACCCTTGTACTTCTCAGGAATCTCACTAGGAGTCTCGATACTAGTATCAAGCTCTTGGAGTTCCGTATCTAACTCACTCTGCCGAGTGTCAACAATACCCATCTTGTCCTGCCTTATAAATTGGTTATAGGACTAATAATGAATAGCACTTAGTACATGACTAAGTTTTCGCTATCCTCTTTGCGCGCCTTTTGATCCTGCATTTTGGCCCACTTGTCGGAACAAGTAGGGAAGTCAGGATCGAGACCCATCTGCCGCCAACCAAGGCGCACGGCGGAGATTTGCTTATACGCCTTATC